CGAACACAAAGAGTACAGCGACAAAGTCCAAAAAAGAATATCAAAACTTGTTGGCAAGCTTAGAGAAGCAGAACGAAGAGAAGAAGCTGCCTTAAATTATGCAAACGGTTTAAAAACTAAATCAGAAGAACTTGAAAAAAAATATTCTGAAACAAATCAAAATTATGTTTCAAGTCTTGAAGCTGAGTCTTTGGCTCAGATAGAGGAGGCTAAAGTAAAATTAAAAAAAGCAATTGAAGAAGGCAATGTGGATGTGCAGGCCGAAGCACAAAGTGCCATGGCAAAAGCTGCATTAAACGCAGAGCGTGCAAAGATACAAAGAGAGTCTCTAGAAGCACAAGCAAAAACATTTGCGGAGACAAAAGAGATACCTCAACAACCTACGGCTCCATCTCAACCCCCATCATCTGCCCCGCCACCAGACCCCAAGGCTACGGCGTGGGCAGAGAATAATGAGTGGTTTGGACAGGACGAAGCTATGACATATACAGCTTTTGCTATACATAGACGTCTTGTCGAAGAAGAAGGATACGATCCACGATCAGACGAATACTACGGAGAAGTTGATCGAAGGATTAGAGAACAATTTCCAAACAAGTTTGAAACAGCAAAACCAAAGAAAAAGGTTGACCAAACGGTTGCTCCTGCGGTAAAGTCAGTTTCAAAACAAGGAAAACGAACTGTGAGACTCACACCATCACAAGTCGCAATCGCTAAAAAACTCGGTGTGCCTTTAGAAGAATATGCTAAATACGTGAAGGAGTAGCAATATGGAAAAGAAAACAAGAACCTCACGCTCATCTCAAACCAGAGAGAAAACTGCCAGAAGGCAGCCATGGCGACCACCATCTCGGTTAGATGCGCCACAAGCCCCAGCGGGCTTTAAATATCGTTGGATCCGTGCAGAAGTCATGGGATCAGAAGACAAAAAGAACGTGTCTGCTCGAATGAGAGAGGGATACGAACCAGTCAGACTGGAAGAACTTGGAGACTTCGAAGCCCCTACTGTAGAAGATGGAACAATGAAAGGCGTGGTCACTGTAGGTGGATTACTGCTAGCCAAGATACCTGAAGAGATTGTTGAGGAAAGACAAGCTTATTTTTCTCAACAGACAAGAGATCAACAGGAAGCTGTTGATAACAACCTTCTAAGGGAGCAGCACCCAAGTATGCCTATCGATAATCCAAATAGGCAATCTAGAGTAACTTTTGGCGGTGCCAAGAAATCAAATTAGATTTCACACCTAAAACATTCGCTAAAATTTTTGGATTAGTAACTAATAATTTATTAGTCTAAGGAGGACTATAATTATGGCAAACCAAGACGCAGCCTTTGGGTTTAGACCTACAAGGCATCTTACTGGTGGCGATATTACTTCTGAAGAGTACACAATCGCTGCTAACTACGGTACGGCTATTTACAGCGGACAAGTTGTAGAAGCAGTAGCGGGTGGAGGTATAGAGGATGCGGCCGCTGGCGACACTCAACAACTAGGTGTTTTCGGTGGATGTTTTTATACTGATCCCACAACAAGTAAACCAACGTATGCTGCATACTATCCAGCAAGCACTAACGCTTCTGATATTGTTGCTTACGTATATGCAGACCCGCACATTGTGTTTGAAGCACAACACGATGAAACTGGAACAGCTGCTATGAATCATTCAGGCTTTGACTTTGTAGGCACTGGTGGAAGCACCACGACTGGAAGATCAACGTCAGAAATCGATACTAGCACATCTGGTACATCTGGTGGTTTCAAGCAAATTGGAATCTCTAAAGATCCTGAAAACAGTGATACGAGTTCTGCGAATGCAAATGCTTATGTAGTGTTTAACACTGGTGAGCACGTGTATAAACTCACAACTGGCGTATAAGGAGGACTGAATTATGTCAATAAATAGATCACAACTAGCAAAAGAGCTAGAGCCTGGTTTGAATGCATTATTCGGACTGGAGTACGCAACGTACGAGAACCAACACGCTGAGATTTTTGACACAGAAAACTCTGATAGAGCTTTTGAAGAAGAAGTAATGCTATCAGGTTTTGGCGCAGCGGCAGTTAAGCCTGAAGGAACTTCAGTTAACTTTGACAATGCGACTGAGTCATTCACAGCACGTTACTCTCATGAAACTGTAGCCTTAGCGTTTTCGATTACTGAGGAAGCTGTAGAGGATAACCTTTATGACAAAATCAGCACTCGTTACACTAAAGCTTTAGCGCGTTCTATGGCACACACTAAACAAGTGAAAGCGGCAAACGTTTTAAACAACGGATTTGATTCGAGCTTCACAGGCGGCGATGGTAAAGAGCTTTTTGCTACTGACCACCCAACTACTAGTGGAAACCAAAAGAACGAGTTGACGACAGCTGCAGACCTTAACGAGACATCATTAGAGCAAGCGATGATTGATATTGCTGCTTTTGCTGATGACAGAGGTCTAAAAGTTGCTGCAAAAGCAAGGAAGTTAATCATTCCATCAGCATTACAATTTACAGCTGACAGACTGATGAACTCTGCTGGAAGAACAGCGACTTCTGACAACGACATCAACGCAATCAGAAACATGGGTATGATTCCTGAAGGTTATGTAGTGAATAACTACTTAACTGACACAGACGCATTCTTCATTAAGACGGATGTGCCTAATGGAATGAAACACTTTCAAAGAGCACCTGTGGCTACTTCTATGGAAGGTGACTTTGAAACTGGTAACGTTAAATACAAAGCTAGGGAAAGATACAGCTTCGGCTTTTCTGACTGGCGTGGTATGTTTGGTTCACCAGGCGCATAAGCGTTGTAAACAAACATTTAAAGGGCGGCTTCGGCCGCCCTTTTTATTTGCAATCACTACATTAAAAGCGTATATTTAAAGCACTGCATATTTACAAACAGTCAGCATAGACTCGTGCAGTAGACAATGTCTCAGACTATGTTGGCGGAAAAGGAGACCAATATGGCAAACTCAACTTTTAGTGGTCCGGTCAGATCAGAAGGTGGCTTTAACGTAATTAATAAGGCAGACTCTACTGGCGCGGTCACAGAAACTGGTTTTTCAGTTAACTCAACTGGACAACTAATATCAATGGGAACTAGAAAGATTCAATCTTTCGCTGGCTCACTAGCAGCTACAAACGCAGCATCAACTGCTTATGGAGATGGTGATGTTCTTGTAGAGCTTGGTGCATTAAATACAGACGCACCTGATGATTTAGTAACACCTACTAAATTTTTCATTCACAGAGCATTGATAGGAATCACAACAGCAGCAGGGGAAACTCTTGCTGGTGGTTTATCATTAAGTGCAACCTCTGGCACAGCAACTAATTCTGCAGTTTCTTCAGGAACTGAAATCGTTGGTGCTGGTGTAACATCTTTTAACGAACAGTTAAGTGCTACACAATCAATTACAGAGATTGATATAAACTTTAACAATAGTGCTGGTAACTATCATATATTTGTTCCAAACATTACAGCGGCGATTGCTAGCAAAAACTTATATGCTTTTGCTACCACAGCGGTAAACGCTGATATAACTGCTGGAAGATTTACAGTGGAATTAGAATACTCAGTATTTTAATAATTAATGTGGGCCTTCGGGCCCACAGTTTTAGGAGAATAAAATTATGGCAGATGTAAAAGCATCAGTGGCATTATCAAGTGATGGTAGATTACAAGGTTTTATTGGTGGTTCAGCCGCTAATCTTGGGCCTATTAGAATTAAAACAATACAAATGCAGGCAAGCGCTGCAGACGCTGAAGTTAAAATATACGACAATACTTCTGCTGCAGGCGTGATTAAAATTCATCACAAGTTTGGAACAGCTGCTAATCAAGCATTAGTTGTAAACTTTGACGGTGATGGCGTAAGATTTGAAACTGCAGCTTTTGTTGATGTGACCAACTGCGATTTTGTAGTTGCATATTATAACTAAGGAGCAATAGATGGCTGTATCGGGATCTACAGATTTTAATCTGGAAGCCGCAGAGGTTATTCAGGAAGCTTACGAAAGATGTGGTTTACAAGAGATTAGTGGTAAAGATTTACGCGCAGCCGTGCGCAGTATGAATTTGCTCATGTCAGAGTGGGCTAATAGAGGATTAAACTTATGGACTGTATCTCTTGGAACTCAATCAACGACAGCTAGCGATAATGACTATGACTTGGACACTAACATCATAGATGTGTTAGAAGTTTCTTTACGCGATTCAAACAACACAGATACGACGTTAACAAGGATTAGTAGAGCAGACTACCACATGTTGCCTAACAAATCATCGGAAGGAAAACCCTCACAGTTTTATTTTGAAAGAACAACGACACCAACTTTGTTTTTATATCCAACACCTGATTTATCAACGTACACCGTAAGATATTATTTTTTAAAAAGATTAGATGACATAGATGCACCATCTAATAACGCAAACGTGCCTTTTAGATTTTTGCCTTGTTTAACTGCTGGAATGGCATATTATCTGGCGATGAAAAAAGCGCCTGAGAAAGTTCCTTTGTTAAAAGCGGTTTACGATGAGGAGTTTGAAAGAGCGCGACAAGAAGACAGGGACAGAGCAGGTTTCAGTGCTGTGCCTGGCCGTTCTTACTTTAACAATTACTAACCAGGAGGATATATGGATAAATTAAATGCAGTAAAAGACTGGGTAATGGCACTAGATAAAAAGAAAAAAATTGCCATTGCAGCGGTTGTTGTAATTATAATTATTGCACTTGTGGCGTAATGGAAGCTAGAGCAAGCACAGAATATATTGTTATCCATTGCTCGGCTACTAAGCCGAGCATGGATGTCGATGCAGAAACAATTAGAAACTGGCACGTTAACGAAAGAGGATGGCGTGATATTGGATATCACAAAGTCATAAAAAGAAATGGAGATGTAGAAGATGGTCGCGATGTTCGTGATTCTGGCGCACACGCAGCAGGATACAATTCTAAGAGTGTTGGTGTGTGCATGGTGGGTGGAATGGCTGAAGATAATTCTGTTGAAAATAATTTTA